GTTGTAATAGGTGCATCTATTATTATATTAGGTGGAGTAATAACAATTTCAGTTGCAAGGTCTTCGGGAATAACAAGAGGCTCAGTATCAGGAAAGTAGAATGTACCATTAACATCAGTTTCTCCATACCCAAAATCAGGAGGAAACATACCTTCTATTCCTTCTTTCCATTGATTTGATTCGCCTCCTGATAAATGATGCAGTTGCATACATTCAATTTCTACTGAATCTAAATTCTTTGTAGTAGAAGTGACTATAAATAAAGGAAATAGATTCCCTGTTGTTTTAGGATTTAAAATTCTATAATCAATCCCATAAGCCTTTACACCCCCAAAAAGTTCTCTAAATTTAACCAAATCCCCAATCTCTAAGTCAATATACTGTAAAGGCAATTTAAGATTAAATATTAAATGGTCTCTCCTGTATTGCTGTGACAGGAATGAAGCTAATTTATCAGCAGTTGCTCCATCATCAGCATTATGCCTTATATAGTCTGATTCAAATTCTAAATGAGCATCTTCTGAATCTTCAATACCATAATATGAATCAGCACCTAAGTCAATCTCACTTGTTTTTAAATATGAATCTTGTGCATAATCCTTATTGTAAGATACAGTTACCTTCTTATAGATTTGTTCAGGCTTAGTTTTCTTAAATGAATATGATATAACTTCTGATTCTTTTATTTGAGTAGCATCTTCATAATCATTTGCTACGTCATAACTATCTTTAATTGTATTAAAGCCAAAAGTGCCATCATTCTTAAATTTAGGGAAACACTTAGTAGATTTAGCTATATCTTCAATAAGTTTCTTGGAGTTGATTTTTTTATTTACAGTAAATCCAAACTTCCATCCAACGTGTTCTGCTTTTGCTTCTGCATATTCAGCTTCATCAATAGCATCATACCCAAGTTCACTTCTAACTAAATCATAAATAATGTCAATAGGATTCTCAATAAATGGATGAACAGGGGGTATCCATACATTCGTTACAATTGTTCCTCCAATCCCTAAATCAATTGTTTGGTAATCTATATACCCTCCTGTAGCTTGGATTCCTTCATCAGGATGGTCATCAAATGTGTTTGTTCTACCTTTTACATCAGCATAGAAATCAAATCCTGCAAATCCTTTAAGGACAAACCTTTCTATTGCGTTTAAGTATTCTATTTTAGATTCAATAAACCCATAATTAGTTCCTAATGTCCCAGAAGGCATTACCCAAGATATTCCAATCTCTCCGACGTTTCCTTCATAGTTTAAGCCATTATTATATATACTTGAATTAATTGTATCTAAGTAGTAAGTTTGTCCTGTACCTATTGTAGTTAAAGTTAAACTATCGCCTCCTGATTCATGTGTAACAGGAAGACCATCTTCATCAACCCCTGATGTAAATACTTTTTCCTTAGTGCCTATTCTTAACTCTGCACTTTGGTAAGTCCCATCAAAAGATAAAGAAGGGTGGTCTATAGCAAATGTGAGGATATTATGGTTCTTAAAAGTTGCCCTTATAAGTATAAATAGCTTTCTCCCATAATCACTTAAATTATCATATTCACTTGGATTCCAAGTTACAGATGTGCCTGCTGAATGATATGCACCCATAAAATGAAAATTAGGGGCATTCTCATCTGAAGCAGAAAGAATGTCTTGCCATTGGCTATAAGATGAATCATTTGTTAGTGCATTAACCCCATCCCTTGTTTTATGATGATATTGTCCTGCTCCTTCAGTCCAAATTCCTTGTATAGAATTTGTATTTTTAATATCCTCGCATTCTATCATTCCTTGTGCAGGAAAGTTTTGTCCTTCGCCCCCATTTGTTTTTAAAAATAAGGTTATTTTTGCATTATCAGGGTCTTCAATATATTGGGTTGTTTCAGGCTGAGAATTTGTCTTAGACTCAAGGCAAGCATTAAGATAAGTTTGCGAAGCGTTATCATATATATATAAAGAGCCTACTTCTAAATTATGTTGATATTTAGGGTTTACTGTTACAAAACCACCTATTGCTCTATAGTCACAAATTATATCTACATATTTCTCTATAGTATCGCCTAAAATATCTTCAATATAATCTTCAGGGTTTAATGTATTTGTTAGTAATAATGGGCTTGCTTCAACGTGACCATAAACCATTGGGATGGGCTTGTTTTTATATTTATCAAGAACAGAATCATCCCCCAAAAATTCTTGGCTTGGTAAATCCTTATGTGCTTTTTGCTCTGTTAAATCTTCAAGCTCCACCTTGACCTTCTCATCATCGTGGGATATACGTCTAATAATACCCTTATATACCTCGTGCATATCTTCAACAGCATTAGTGGATTGGCTTTTAAAATATATAGTGGTTTCAGTATTAATTAAGGATGATTCAGTTAATTGGTCAGAGAATCTAACCCCATCAAAAGGAAAGTTATTAAACTCAAGGGATACATTGGAAATCTTAAACTTCCTTGATTCAATGTCTATTGATTCTTTGATAGAAGGAATGTTCATAAGGATTGGCTTACAATAATTATCACCAATAGTCACATTGTTAGTAGAGTAAAATTGACCATCTATCTCTACTATTGGATATAGCTGTGTATTCTTTCCCTGTATATCATCTATAAAGCTCATGAAACTCCTATGTCAGCACCACGTCTGATTGCTTCTTTAAGTTGGTCAGCCAGTTCACCTTCAACATAATCCTGGCTCATAACATTCCCTGATACATTTACTACTACTGAGCCTGCACCACCGCCTGCATTAATTCTATTCATTGCCTCTATGCCTACAGCATTTACAGCATTTCTTGACATTACAAATTCACCTTGCTCTGCTTCTATCATAGTCCCCCCTTGTGAATGTCTACGACCACCAACCATACCACCTGTAGCAAATTTAGGAATTGGTGTACTTTTTATTGCTGCAACCTGAGCAAATCCCATTCCTGTGATTATTGCTGCGAGAATTGGTCCGAGAATCGGACCTGCTTCGTAAGCCTTAGCAGCAGCAGTATATGTACTCATGGTCGCATTTGCTATCTTACCTAACTTTTCTCTCTCTGCGAGTTTTGTCCTTTCCCTAGACTGAGTTTTCCTTAAATCGTCTTCCATCTGTTGTTGTTTTTTAGAACTTGCGTTTTTAAACTTATCGCTTGCTTTAAGAGCAGCTACTTCTGCATCTAATTTTGCAGTTTGAGCAGCATTCATTGCAGAGAATTGAGCAGCAACGACTTGTCCCATCTCAATTCCTTTTTCCATAATTTGGGAGAATGTTTCCTTAGTCCCATCGCCTGAATCTTTTAGTTTATCAATTTCTTCTTTTAAAAGTCTAATCTTCTCAATTAAGACATCATTGTCTATTGAAATCATCGCATCAAACGCTTGAGTAGTCCCTTCAGCTTGCTCTGCAATTATAGCAAAAGGGTCTTGAAGGGCAAAAAGCCCTTGAGAAACCTCTACTAAATTTGCCCCCAATTCGGCTGATGACTTACTGTATTCTCCTAATGTAATTATATTTGTATCGTCTATTTCAGGCGTAATAATTGACATTGTTGATAAATCTAAATCCCCAACTTCTGTAACACCTTTTACAGCCTCTTTTGTGCTTTCAGGCAAACCTTTTAATTGGCTTTGAAAATCTTTTAACTGTTTCTCAAGCTCTTCAACGCTAAGACCATCTATGCCTGCTGAAAATGTTTCAATCTCCGTGTTGAATAAATTAAAATCATCCCTGCCATCTCTTGCTAATCTAAAAACTCCCCTTAATTCATCTGATAAATCAACAATACCATCCAATACAGAAGTGATTTGGGGGAGCAAGACATCGCCAAGTGCTATGGCTGTATTTTTAGAAGCAGCAATAAACCTGTCAAAAGAATCTACACTTGAAAGATTTTCTCTCCCAAGCGATGCAACTTTAGCCCTTGCAGATTCCATTGTAGCTTCAAGGAATGCTTGTTTTTTCTGTGCATCTGTTAATTTTTCAGATGTTGTTCCTAATCTCTTTGCATACTTTTCATACGCTTCATCGGCTTTAACAATAATACCAATATTATCAAGCATAAGGCGAGATTGCCTACCAATACCTGTAATAAGTGATTCAACTGAATGTGCAGTATCCTTGCCTAAGGCACGACCAAGTCTTTGAGCTATATCAAACATCTCAGCCATTTCAGATGAATTTTTAGTCACCCCAAGAATCATAGCATTATTAGCCTGTTGGAATAGATTAAAATCATCCATAGTTCCATTAGTAGCTCTTCTCAATTTGCCAAGAGCTGCAGACCCCTTATTAACGCCTCCTGATAGGGTATCAAATGCCCTTCCCATAGATTCTACTTTAGCAGCCTGTTTTGCAAAATCTGCTATTGCCCTTACCCCTAATACTCCGATAGCAAAATTAAACAAGAGCATTTTAGAACGAATAACAGAAAAAGCATTACCCATTAATCCTGTTCTTTTAGTTACTCTTTGTTGAGTGTCCCCATAACGCTTTAAACTTTTTTGTCCTGACTTAGTTGTTGCATTAAATTTCTTTTGACCTTCTGCAAGTCCCTGAAAAGCCTTAAGTAACCTTTTATCCCCCTCAGGGACGAACTTAATCGTTATCTGTTCGTTTGCTGCCATCTATCATATCCTTTTCTTTCTTCGCAAGAGCATTTTTAATTACAAAAGATTTCTCAACCCACTTGGAAGGTTGGTCACCATATGCTCCACTATATGCAGGAACTCCAAATTCCTTGCAGTAAATATATCTTTGTATATCTTTCTGATGTTCATTCTTCAAAACTTTGTTTCTACAAGCAAAAAAGGGCAACTGAGAATTGACTGACTTAGCTACATCAAACTCATTGCCCTTATTATTCATTTGCTTAGTTTCCTCTATAAGAAGGTCAATTACATCCCAAACATCCTCGTTGCAGGTAAACTCCCTTATGGGGCGTTTTCCGTCAATTAAAACAGGAACTTGAGCCTTATATGGGTAGTCGTGATACTGACACCCTCCACAACCATCAGCAATTACATTTATTTCAATTTGGAGGGCTTCTCTTCCCCCAAGAGCAATCCTTCTTGCATCTTGAGGAATATCTCAGTTCTCTCTTCAAAGGTTAGTCCTCTGATAAAATCATCAGAAGAATCACCATCTAAGCCTCTACGCAACCAAAATGTGATGGTTGAGTGCATCATTTTTACACCTTGTGGATTACCTTTAGAATCAAATTGGTACTCCACCTTATCTAACATTTCATCCCTATCATCTAAGGATACATCTTTAAGTTTAACTTCTCTGCCTGAGTCAAGTTTTAACTTCATTTTACCTCTTATTAAGTTGCAATAATTGTAACCAATGCATCTGAACCATCTGCTGTTGCAGCAAATGGCAACTCAACAAATACACCATTATCTGTATCTGCCTGTGTATGCCCTGTGTACTTGGCTGTTGGAATGTCAAAGTCTATTGAAGAACCATCACCTATACTAACATTAGCAGAAGTTCCAACAAGGAAGTCTTCAGTAATGATTTGAGCTGTATTGTCGTCTAATTTTACACTAACACTACCTGTAACTGAGATTTGACCACCTCTATTATAAGCACAAGGCTCACCTGCAATACTATTTACTGTTTCATATCCAACTCTTGTTGCAGGATTAGAGATTGTAAGTTCAAAGCTATTCATTACAACATCATCTCCACCTAATTGAGAAGTAGTGCAATCAAAAAAGCCTTTAGAAAAGTTTACAGCAGTAGCATCAGGAGATGTTCCTTCAGCCCCAATAACAGGCTGATAGCCACTAAAAAATGTACCACTTGCAGTTAGTCTGCCACCATTATTTTCAGGACTCATACTTAGCGTTAGCTCTTGAAGTACAGCACTATGCATTAATCTGTCTTTGTCAGCATCAGGAGAAGATAAAACAATACAAGCATACTCGCCTGTTGTAGCCCCTTGCTCATAGGCTACAGTTGCCTGATTCCCTGTTATTACAGCAGTAACAGCAGGAGAAGCATCCTCTGTTGCTAATTGCAATAAGGTTTGAAGCAATGCTTCATTCTCTATAACTAAATTATCAAAAGACCAAGTAAAAACTCCACCTTTATATATTTTGATATGGTCTGTAGGTCTTAAAACTCTTTGCCCTGTTCTCTCTATATCAGCAGTTTGGAATCCTTCTGAAAACTCTATGTCATTTACTTCAGGCATTCTCATTTTATATAAAGTTCCTGACACATCATTTGTGCCTAAAGCATCTGATTGTAAGGATATATACGCTTCATATTGCTTGCCTGAGTAAACTGTATTATCTAATGCAGCCATTATTTACTCTCTTTCTTTTTTGATTTAGCTTGTACTAAGTATCCACCATCTAAAAATGATTGTGGAGGACTTTCTAATTCTACTTCTTCCCCTGCAACTAATTTCTTTGCATTATCTTCACCAAGACCATGCCAATCATTAATAGCAGAAATAGACTTTATTTTCTTTAATTTGTATTTCATAGCTCTCCTAACTTTGGTTTCCCATTAGTGAGCATTGCCATACCCAACTAACTATATAAACATTCTCTTCTTCGTCTGTACCAAGTTCAGTAGATTGGAATCTGCAATCGTGTGCAGTCCCTGAAGCTAAATCCATTGAACTATTATCATGTATTAACGCTTCTGTCCTTGATACAAATCTTAAAATATGGTCAAGGGCAGTTTTCTTCATATTGACCCCTGAAAAAACATAAAAAACATTTATAGTAAATTCTCTTGTTTCATAACCTACGTTCTGCTCAACTAGCTCACTACTTTGTGGGTCAAGGCGAATATATTGACTGCTTGTTGATGAATCTTCATCACCTATATAAACAGGTAAAGTATTGCCATACTCATTACGAAGAACACTCCTTAGTTTATCAAGTATATTCTTCCAATTATTCTCAAATGTTCCACCTGATGATAAAGTAGGCATCTATTGATACCTGCGAGTCATTCTAATAGGTTTTAATGAATTAGAATCTACCTCTTCTGTATAGCCTTGAACTTCCACTTCCCAAGTATCATTAGTTTCTGCTGTAGAATCAAAATCTGTACCTGCAAATCTTACCTGTAAGCCTCCTGCTAATGCCTGATAATCACCATTTATAATTTCAGTAGTAACAACTTGATTCCCTTCGTTCATACCAAGTTTATCACCATCCTTTGTCCATACAGAGTATGTGGCAGTCCCAATAGCACCACCTGTTGTGTCTATCTTAATCTTAATTAAATCGTATGTACCACTATAATGCCCACGAGTATCTACAGGTCTAACTGTTCCACTAACTGTCCCTACATCTCTAATAACACCTTTAGATGAATCAGAAGTGTTCTGCCAAGATAGCCCTGCCTTACCATTGTTAAGTGCATCAATATTTTCTTGTGCCTCAACCATCATTGCAGAAGCCATCTCACTTGTTGGGTCAGTTGCCCTAATCATAAGAACAGCACATAAAAGAGCAGTAGTCCTAATAATCATGTAGTCAAAATTACCTGACTTATCCTTAAATTGATTAGCAGGCAAATTTGGGTCTAACTTTGAATCTAAATATCTACTTGCATCAGTTCTGAATTGAGTTACCATAGCAGTAAACTCTTCCCCTGCTTCCATCAACTTATCGGCAGGTGTACTTGCTGAATAATAATAAAGTACATCTTCTGCTGAGTTATAAAACCATTCACCCTCAACATTTAAATCAGTATGGGCAGACTGTGCTGCACCTAAATCTTCTCCATCTGCAAATAGTTGTGTAACTAAACCACTGTTATGGGAGGCATACTTATTGGTGGATACTGTTGTCCACCCAAACACTTGAACTTTAGTATCAAAATCGTCAAGCTGTGGGAATACACGCTTTAATTCTTTATGGGTACAGTAAATTGGTGCAGTTGCCATGCAACCCCCTAAATCTTATATAAAATTATACTTGTAATATACAAGCATTTTGACATATTAAGCAAGACTACTTGCCTCGCTTCTTCTTCTTTTTCTTAGGTTTCTTATAAGCCATTATTGTAGTCCTATAATCTCAATAGTTGAATTAATCTTTTGATTTACTGACCTGCCGCTAATTTTACTTATACAATTCCCTTTTGTGTCACTATATTCTTCCCCTCCTGAATGAGCAGAACCATAACTCCCACTTATAACAAAATGTGCATTAGGTGGGCATCCTGTTATGTCAATAGCACCTGTTTCATAGTTAATAGTTCCATTACAAGCACCTGAGATATTGCCATGTCCATCATCATAAAACATTGCCCCAACATTAGGATTTGATTGGTTAGTCTTTTTATCATAAATAACATCATCAGGAAGTTTAGCAGGAACTGCTGCTTCAATATCCCCAACAGCCATTACAAACCTACCTACACCAAATAGAGTTGTTCCACTTGCAGGTGCTGATATAGATATTGCAGATGTAGATAAATATTGTCCTGAAGTAAATCTAATATCACCATTTACTAAAGCAACTGTTACTTTCTTTTCCAATAAATTGCCAGAAGCATAATAACCTGCATTCAAAGCATCCTGTATTTTTCTAAGGATTCCTGAAGTCCCCCCAAATTTTGTTGATGTGCCAGTAGTAAATGATAGGGTGTAATCTGACCCACCATCTACTGCTATATCAAAAGCATAAGCAGTTGAGGCTGCTAACCCTGATTCTGTTGAGGCTGTGATGCCTGACATACCTAATTCTTGATAACCTGCTGAATAGAATTTACCACTAATAGACCCTGCCACCCATCCATCTGCAACTGCATCAACTGAACGCCCATATCCCAATAAGTTCATGGCTTTATATCTACCTGACCCATCAGTTTGAGCAGTAGAATATTTGTCAAAGTCTGCATAAGCATTAAAATATGGTAAAGATACAGCAGCATCATCAGCATGGGTAGCAGCAGTTGAGCCATATAAGCCTCTAACGATTGTACAGGTGCTATTAGCTAAGTCTACTCCTGTTCCAACAGCAGTAACTTCACATATCTCAGCATCAATCTTTATTAAATCCCCAACCTTAAAAAACTTAGAATGTCCATCTTCTAAATATAGAGTTGTAGTAGTTGTGCCTGAAGCAATCGCTCCATCTGTTGCAGTATCTACATCTGCTCCACTATCTTGTGCCATACTCCCATGAGGTGGTTGATTATCAATAACCCTCCCATTTGCAGCACTTGTAGTAGCAGTTTCATAGTTTAACTGCCTTAAATTAGGTAAAAATATAAAGTCATTTGCAGGTATGAGCAAGGATTGATAAGATACCCCACCATTAGTATCAGGGGCAGCATCTGCCCATTCTTCACCTTTTAGTTTAATTTCTACTCCAACCAGTCCTGAATTTCTAATCATAAGAGCCTTGCAACCTCTAAGTGTATTTTGCCCTATATCTTTCTCTGCTGAAAGTAAGTCAATCACACTATCATTATCATCCACCTCTGCATTTATTCTAAGAGCCACATCATAATCACCTGATTTAGAAACATTAATTGTTTCTGTTGGTGTAGTCATTGTTAAATTTGCTGTAAATCTTGCCATTTTTTATTCCTTACCTTAAATGATATACTAATTGCATATTGACTGTTAAATCTGAGTTTGTACCATCCTGTGCTACAAATGCACATATTACTTTTCCTGCATCTACATCAGCAGATGATACTGTTAAAGCCTGATAATATATTTGCTCTCTACCTGCCCCTGTAATGGTAGAGGGTGAAACGCAGTTCTCTACTCCAGAAATTAAATCTCCACCAGTTGCAGTATTACCTGTATTTACTGTATAACTCATAACTGAGAACTTAACCACATCTCCTGATGCTGCATCTGCTCCAAAGAGTACATTGCAAGAATCTATTGTGATGTTAAATGGTACATACCAATAACCTTTGACATATCCATTTGCAGCTGTTGCCACTGTTAGAGTTGTTGCAGGGGTTGACCCTGTACCCATTGTAAAAGCCTGTGTATCCATATGATTGAAAGTTGAAGTAAGTGCATACCAAGTATCTGCGATAGCAGGGTTTGCTTCTTGGCTATCCATTGCAAATTCTTTAATATTAGTATTGACAATGTGCTGACCTATTCCTGCTTTTACTAAATCGTTAGAAGAATCTACTACAAGTAACGCATTATTATCTTTATCTCTAACCCTAAAAGCTCCTGTTGTATCATCATTTTGAGGGGTAATCATACATACATCATCTGATATGGCTAATACACTTGTAGTACCTTCACCATCAACCACATTTCTTGTGGTGGCATCAACTCCACTATTGGAATTGTTCATTTGCAATAGGTCTTTGTAGCTACTTGCTTTTGTCTTGCCTGTTAAACTCATATTTTTCCTATCTCATATTCTAAAACTACTACCACATTAGTGTCATAGCTGCTACTTGTAGGGTCAAAAGAAAATGCCAAAATTTCACCTAAAGCAAAAGCATTATCTAAACTTGTAAAATCAAATGTATAAGCAGTATCATCTGTTGCCATATTTACAGTAACATCTGAAATAGCACTTGTATTTGGCACTTCTACCCCTTCTGCTGATTTATGAAATCCAACTACTGTACTGCCACAAGCTATTTCTGATCTTGCCATTACTTTAATTACTCTTCCTGCATATGGAGAAGGCATAGCCACATATTCATTACTAGATGATGTTGCTGTTTTTTCTACTATATAACCATTTAAAGGAATGTACATTTTAGAAGCATTGCCATAGAATCCTGTATTAATTACATGAATCTGTCTTGTATATCCATCATTTATATCACCTATTACTTCTAAATTCTTTACTCTAAGTTTCTCAGTAGATATTTCTAAAGAAGTCATAGTACCATCTGAATCCTTTACAGGTTTTAGATTGCCATCAACTGCTTTGTCTATTTTTAAGGCTTTAGACATTATCTGAACGCAGTCCCTCTACAAACTTTGATATGCCTGTAACAACTATATTGTCAATAGCATCAATGCAATAAGGTTCAAGGGTTTTATTCCATACCTTCTTAGTCCACTTCCACTTGCCTAAGCCCAAAGTACATAACACCCCAAGATTATACATCCAAGAACCAAACTTGGCTTTTATGGTGGCGTTAGGAATCTTTTTTAATATAAAGGCTGTAGCACATCCTGCTACTCCCATACCTGCGTAAACTGCTACCTTCTTTGTTGCTAATGCTGTTAAAGATGCTACTGAAAACATACTTACTCCTAATTAAGGGTTATCCAACCCATTTTAAGTGAAAAGGCAAATAAAGTAGCTGCAACTCCAACCACTTTTGCTCCCCCAACAAATTGAGCCTTCCATTCCTCTAAACGAGAAACTCTGCCATTTGTTAATTTAACTTGCCCTAAGATTTCATCTACTCTGTTATGTATTACTTTAATTTTGTCGTGCATATCAGAACGCACATTATCCACGCTACTCTTTGTCACTTCTTTTCTTCCCCATTTATAAGTCTTGAAAGTATATCTTCAATACCCTCAATATAACCCTTAACTTCCTTAATATCCATCTGTGTAATCTTTTGTTGGTCAATTAGCTTGATGATTATACCCTCTAACCTGCGAAACTGCTGCTCAAGGTCATCAACTAATTCTTTCTGAATCCAAGTCTGTTGTTTCCAAATAAAGTAACCGAAGGCTATTGTTATTGCAATGGGTAATCCATATTGGTCTATTATATTTAAATCCATTATTTATCCCCATCTATCACTTCACCCCAAACTGTTGTCCTGCCATCATATATCTCAACGACATCAACCTTAAAATTTCCATTCTTAAACCAATCCACGATTGCAAATGCGTGATTCCAATTAGTTAAATTGCCTCTAAGCCAATCTTCATCTTTCCTTATGTCTTTTAAGCAACCTAATGACCAAGCCGATAGAGTCCCGCCTAATCCTGTTTCTGTAAATCTTTGCAAATCGTGAGTATGCCCATACATAACAGATTCTTTATACATAGCTAAATGTGCTTTAGCGTGATGTACCCCTGTTCTATGTCCATGAGTAAAATTCAACTTCCCTATCTTTAAAGGTCGCTTCCTGAAGTAAGGGTGGTACTTGTAACCTCTTTCCTTCAAGTTTAAGGCGTTCTTTGTGAGAAAGCGAGGTCTTGTTTCCTTCTTGGAAAACTTATCTAACCACACCTCGTGATTTCCCTGAACAAAATGCCGAATCTCACATCCTGCTATGTCTAAAGACCTATCAATTTGGCTCATCCCATCATTCACCTGTTTTACCGATTTATCCAACATAGGGATTAAAATATGGTCAGGCGGTCTATCTAAATCTTTCCAATGATGATTCCCAAACAGTTCCCACTCACCTGTATCGCCTAAGTCAATATATATATCAGGCTTTACCATCTCAATAGCCTTACATACTACATTTATTGCTCTTTGGTCGTGGAGAGGGAAGTGCTTATCAGGGGTTACTATAGCCCTTTTAAGAACTGATTTTCTCAGACTGATTCCTTACTATGTTTGCTAATTCTGTTGCTCTGTTGGGTGTTTGTCTCGCCCACAAGCTATCAAGCATCTCATCAGCAGCTTCTTGCCACTCGCCCTCTTGAAGAGCAGAGATTGCTTTTCTAAATTTAGATACTCCTGTAACGCCAAGCTGATAGCACATATTCAAAATAACTGCTTGTACTTCCTGTGGCATATCTTCAAGCCATTGAAAGCGAGCATTAGCATTACGCTTTAATTTTTCTAATTTTCTAATAAGGATTTCTTCTGCAATATCCTCATCTAATACTAAATCTTTTATTGCAAATCCATACCCTATAGTAGGGATACCAAGAGAATCGTCATAAACGTGTTCAACGAATCCCTCGTGGTGTTTAATACTTTCTAATAGGTCTTTCATAATTCTCCATTGGGTTCTTGATTTCAACAGGCATAAGAGATAATTCGTGAGATTTGTAAATTTTTGAATTAGGGTATTTATCATTACAATATCCAATCAATGGTTTCATTCTTTCTCCAAAAGTATTGTAAACCTTCCAATCACTCCACTCTGCCATTGTTGTTGGCTCTTTCTGTTTAAAAATACCAACCTTTTCACTTTTTCCATTCCTCACGAACTGCTTTAGAGCTTTAATGTGCCTCTTCTTATAAGAGAATCCACCTTCATATCCGATTACATTCCCATCAATCCCTGCTGTATACACTTCTTTATATCCCATATCGCAAGCAAAGATTAAAGCAAGGTGTCCTGAATAAAGATTCAATGTAGCATCTTTATAGCTAAACATCTTTGGTATGTCAAAATAATGAAAGTCATTAGGGTTAAGCCCAATTTCTATCATCCCTTTGTAAGCCTCTTCTGATTCTCTATTGTATGCAGGGACATTAGAAACTTTTATCCCTCCACTTTTATGGAATCTTGGAGAATGTTCTGAGGCAACTACAAACTTAGAGTTGTAATTTTGGAAATGACAAGTGATTAAATCTCCATCAAAATCCTGCCAATTATCAAAAAGCAAACTTGTCGGTGCAGGTGGATGAAATCCTCTTCCTGTCTTGTATGGGAAAGGATATTTCAAAACACTTTTATAGTCAAGAGCATTATGCCCTAAAACTAAAACCCTATCCGACTCTTTAAATCTTTGTAATTCTTTAATAATGATGATATAAGGGGGAGATAACTCCCCCCTATATACTTTACTTACCTAATCCTATGGATTGGTAATTTGAACTAACTGTTTTGGCACAGCCACTAATGAACCATAGTATGCGTGTGTAGCAACCTTATGACCTAAGAAGTCTACAGAATACTGTGATACCATTTTAGGTTTTTGTGAATAAGCCAAGAAGATATTACTTGGTTTAAACACAGCCCCAACAACATGATCGGCAGTTCCATCTGATGCTGCTATAGAATTAGTAGCATAGACAGGCATCCCCATTACAGAACCAAGTAAACCATTTTGGAATACATATTGGTCTTTAACGTAATCAGCATTAACGAATTGGTCAATACCTAATAAGTCGTGTAATAGTTCTGCACCTACTGCAAGCACATATCCATCAGCAGGGTCAATTCCTGCTGCATATAAAGACTTAATTAACAGCTTTAACTCAGTAGCAGTCAATGCGTTATCAGCAGCCATTGAATGCTCTGTATAGTCAGAGCTATAAGTTGTTAATAGTGATGAGATATGAGAATCAATCGCTTTACCAATAGCAAATCCCATTGCTTCTGCGTGCATTGCAAGAAGGTCAGGGTTAGCTTGGATTTCTACAATATCAGGGTAGATTCTTGCATAGTAAGCCATTTGGTCTACTGTCAATGAACCTGTTGCATCATTAGGGTTTGAATACCCTACAGCAGCAGTTCCTGCTGTAAATGAAGATATTGTAGTTGTTGTAGCTGTATTTTCTGTAACACGAGGAACATTAATAGTGTCCCCTGCATTTTTCACCATAAAGCTAACATCGTTAGTTAAATTCGCTAAAACGAATTTCTTTTGAATGTAATTTTGTACTCCTGCTGACCACAGCTCAGGTACAAAAGCATCGGCATCAGCACTAGCTGTACCTACACCTGTAATATTAGTTGCCATCTTTTATCCTTTTAAGATTTATTGAAGCCTTTTACTATCTCTCCCCAATTTTGTCTTCTTTCCTCAGCATCCATCTCAGCCCAATTACCAAGTGGCTTTGATGCTTCTCGTGGACTTCCAACAACTTCAGGAGCATTTGGCTTCATATTATTAATTTTATTAGTTACATACTCAAGAGTTTCAAATGGCAAATCTACCAAAGATTCTCTCTCGCCTTCAGGAACGCTATTTAATAGAGCTTCACGCTTTGCAGTTTCATACTTTGACCATTTATCAGCATTTGACTCTAATGTTTCCATTTTAGTCTTCGCCTCTTCGTATAAAGTTTGAAATTCACCTTGCTCTTTTAGCTTAGCCTCTTCAGCCTTTGCTAATTGAGATTTGAGGGCATCACGCTCTGCTTCAGCATCCTGCGACCTTTTACGATACTTTTTGCTCTCTGCAATTAATGCTCCTACATCGGTCGTATCTGTAGTTGCCTCTTGTGTAGTTTCCTCACTTACTGTTTCGGTAGCTACATTAGCTTCTTCGGACATACTGTCCTCCTATATATTGTTATTTGGAAATTGTACTATACAATATGTTGCATAATACAAGTAGGATAACTTAAATTACTTTACTTGTAAGATGCAAGTATTAATGGATAATCAAACACAATATAAGCAGCAATGGTTTGACTTTATGGGGTATAACCCTCATTCAGGTCAAAGGAAGTTACATTTCCCTGATAAAGACACAGCAAGATTCTTCGTTATGGTCTGTGGAAGGAGATTTGGCAAAACAACCTCGTCTGCAATGGAGGCAACGTATTATGCCTCTCAGCCGAACAAAAAGATATGGTTAGTTGGGTTATCCTACGACAAAGCAGACTTAATGTTCAGAGAAGTATGGCAAAAGATGGTAATTGGTCGTGCTAATGACATTGAAAGAGCCTCTGAAAAAGAAAGATTTATAAAATTCAAGTGGGGAACTACTGTAGAGGCTAAATCTGCCGATAATCCTGATTCTCTTGTTGGGGAAGGGTTAGATTTACTAATCATGGATGAGGTGGCTAAAATGAAAAGGAAGATATGGGATATGTATCTTTCGCCAACCTTGTCAGATAGAAAAGGCAAAGCTATCTTCATAACAACCCCTGAAGGGTTTAATTGGATATATGACTTGTTTTTGCTTGGCAAAGAAGATGATTTATGGGAATCTCATCAAGCCCCTACTTGGGATAACAATGTAGTATTCCCTGATGGAAAGAAAGACCAATTCCTCATTGAACGTAAGCGAAATATGTCAAAAGAGCTCTATGAGCAGGAATATGGGGCGATGTTTACTTCGTTTGAAGGTAGAGTTTATCCGTTTGATAGGAGTTTGGATATGGGTGAATTTCCCTATAATCCGAATTATCCAACTTTTTGCTCAATAGACTTTGGATTTAGGATGCCTGCTGCAATATGGTTTCAAACCCATATGATAGGTGGACTAACGCATATAAATGTAATAGATGAGATTGTACATAAGGCAAATATCAAGACTGACGAGTTTGTGGAGATGATTCAAGCTAAACATTATCACGTAAGAGAGTATTATGGTGACCCTGCGGGTATGCAGGCACAAGGACAATCAGGTTTAGGAGATATTGAGATATTTAGGCGTAAAGGCATACACGTAAGAAGTATTAGAGATAAAGTGTCAAGAAGTATCGCATCAGGAGTAAGCCACGTTAGAGGGTTTATAGAAAATGCACAAGGACAGAGATTTGTACATTTAGACAAGAAGTGTATGGGTTTAGCAGAGGATTTAGAGAATTATAGATACCCTGAGTCAGGAGAAGGCAAAGACTTGAAGCCTGACCCTGTTAAAGATGGAAGGCACGACCACAGTATGGATGCTTTCAGGTATTTCTTTTTAAACAGATTTCCAATTAGACAACGAGAATTAGGAGTAATTTCACGATGATGAACCCGATAGACATAATACAAGAGTCGGTCAAAGAATATAAGCTGAATATAGCACAAGCACGAAGAGATGAGATTCGCAAGCTCCTTGATTACTATACAGGCACAGAAACTGAAAAATATATTGATGATTACTTCTCTGCTGATGCTTTTAGAGAGATTCCTCTGTACAATGCTAACTTTACACGCAGATTTATCAATAAGATGTCAAGAATTTACACAGTAGGGGCTTCTCGCAATGTGAGTGATTCGTATTCCTCCTTGACTCGCAAAAAAGATGCTAAAATGAAGCATATTGAAAGAATGACTCGTCTTGTAGGGTCTGTTGCAACACAAGTTATATATCGTGATGACCTCCCACAGCCCTGCTTTGATTATAGACCTGTTTATTACTTTGATGTGCATCTTGGCGAGAACCCCTTTGTGCCTGAAGCCATAACATATCCAATTATGATGAATGTAAGTGATGTTTCTGCTGCTGAAAAGTTACACTATGCCTATTGGGATAAAGAAAGATACATCCATTTTGATGAAGATGGCAATATTATGAACGAATATCTGCATGGATATGGCGTAATACCATTTTTATTCACCCATAGAGAAGACCAAATTGATTCTTTCTTCGTTGAAGGAGCAAATGACATTGTTAGTTGCAATGAACAGGTAAATATAACGATGACAGAGCTACAATTAGGGTTAAGATTCCAAATGTTTGGGCAACCATTCATTACAGGGATGTATGGGGATAAGAAATTGGAACGAGCAGGGAGTGATACAATACTTGACCTACCCGAAGGGTCTACTTTTGGTATTGCTGCTCCTGAAGGTGATATTCAGGCAGTAATTGAGTCCGTTAAGTTCCAACTAGACTTGGTTGCTCAAAATAATCACTTATATGTGCAATTTGCTCAAGATGGTGGAGAAACTCCATCAGGGATTGCACTAAAAATTAAGGATTTAGAACGCTTTGAAGATTATCAAGACGATTTAGACCTTTATCGTATGTATGAGTATGATTTATATGATATTGAGAAAAAGATTGCATCATACAACAATATTTCTCTTCCTGAAGAGTTAAAAATAGACTTTAAAGAGCCTGAGTATCCAAAAACAGTCCAAGACCAAATACTGATGGATGAGCATATGCTTAATCATCATATGGTTGATGAAATTGGGCTGCTTATGAAATACAATAAAGATTTAAGTAAATCTGAAGCCGAATCTATCATAAAAGCTAACCGAGAAGCTATGGAAGATGAGCATTTACAGGCTATGGAAGATATGGGTGAAGATGCCTAAGATATTTATAGAAACGAATTTTAGCTTCCCTAAACTTGCACGCAAATTTAAAAGCATTGAGAAAAAGTCAAGGGCAGACCTATACAAAAAAGAGGCAAAGTCTGCAAAAAAAATGTTAAGTCAGGGCAAGGTAAAACCCCCTCTTACTAAATCAAACCCTATGTCAAGGTCTAAAGCTGAATTTGCTAAATATGGCAAAAAGCCTTTATATAAAACGAAAGTCTTATACAAAAGCATCAGGGGAGATGAAGAAGGACTCCATATGATTGAATATGGTAGGATGCACAATAATGGAGAGGGTAGAAACACTCAAAGGCGATTTGTAAACAAGTTTGACAAAAAAGCTCAGGAAAGATACACAGAAGCACTTATAGAGGAAATACATAAAGCATTAAAAAAATAAGGAGTCAGTATGAAGATATTTAAGCTGTTCAAGGAGATTCAAGCCATAAAAGACGTACTGACCTTAATATTCACACAACAGATAGACCTTAATCACAAGCTCACCACAATGCAAGAGCAATTAGACAAAATACAGCTAAATTCAGAGCCTATATATGAAGAATTTGAAGGCGAATCAGAAGATATAAGAATAACAAGTGAAGTCTATAAGAAGATGTGCGAATACCTTGAAGAAGATGAGATAGACCTAATGGGGCTTACTTAATAGGCACTACAAACTCTGCGTAGGTATCACAGCTTGGGCAAGTAAAGCAACTAACTACACCTTCACCCTCATACCCACAGCCATCAAAGTCAAAGTCATTGCCCCAAATCATCTCTGAATCACAATTATAACATTTAACCATCACCTAACTCCTTTTTTAAAAACGCTTGAAACTCATCACTATCATCCTTGTACTTCACATACATTGAAAATAAAGTGTTATACGAAGCAACCTTCTGCTCAAGCATAGCCACATTACCAATCAACCTTGCCACAATATCTTGTAGTTCTTTTTTATTTGCCTTTTTCTTCAAGTTCTCTCCTTTGTATTTCTTCTTGCCACGCTACACGTTGTCCCTTCGTAGGGCGTTTAGCAGATAGTGGTTCAACACCAACAGCTTCTGCACGTTTCTTCCACCGATACCACTTCTTACGTTGGTCAAGGTATTTAGACTTCTGTCTTTCGGTCTTAATTACCTTTTTGACTTGCTTTGTTTCTTTCTTGGTACGTTCAACTTGGTTCTCAATCACACGTTCAGGTAAGGTAGTTCCTTCAAATATTTCTTCAGGAATCTCGTTTATGATTTCTACCACATCCTCAATCTCACCATCCACAACATCAGCAACCTCCACCTTCTTCATAAACTTCTCAAAAGGCGAATCTACAGTTACATTAATATTCTTAACAAGTTTACCACTATGCTCAAGTATCAATCTACCTGCTTGTACGTTACCACTCTTGGCTTCCCTCACCATAGCATTCAACACCGCAGGAATCTCACCACCAAACTCCACCATGTACCGATTATAGATAGCATCTACAAAGTTAGGGTCACTCTTCCAATCTACCACAGTCCTAACTTTAACTCCCAAAGCATCTGCCACTTCTTGGGCAGTAATATCAGGGTTTAAGGCATATATCTCAGCAGCGTGTGCTTTACGAGGGTTCTTAACTAATTTAGTCATATTGTCCTTTCTACCAAACATTGTAATTTAACTACTATGGTAGATAAATGTGGTAGTTTTTTTATTTATTTTTTTTGGTAGTTAGTTTTACGTTTTATGAGGAATGGTAGCCCCCCACGACTTACGAGTAACATACGGGTATGGGGTGTGCCTCACTTCCGAGTAACTTACGAGTAATATTTTAGCCCTGTTTTGACCGTACCACATCACACGAATTTTAAAATCACGTCACAAAATTTTGGCTATGAATCCACCGCACAAAATAAAGAATTTAAATCCATACAACTAATCAAACAACTAAGCAAGATAAAAGTTTGATAACCTTGAACGAATAAACACCGCTTAAACTGTTGATTTTATGGCTTGGCATACATAGACCCCACCGCTCACAAGATAACGTCTTATTCATAGCAAATTTAGCTTCAAATAGATGCTTTATTGATTTGGTAGTAATACAGGAATAATAAGAGGCGTAAAAGCCCTATTTATAGATATTATTGATTACATTCAATCACATAATGAAACGTAACTAATTAGATTACTTTTATTTGGATTTAAATTGGCTGTTTGTGGTGTTGTTTGTTTGTGGTGGTGTTAGATGTAGGAAACAAAAAACCCAGCGTTTTAAACTGGGTTCTTGTTTGTGTTTGTGTTATGGTGTTTTGTTATAGGTTAATTAGTACCGCCTTTTAATCTATGTATCCGAACCTGTTAAAATACTTTGATAAGTCCCCATAAGTATTTGAACGTCCTTCAAAGATAATATATCCTTTATCAATCAAATTTATAGATTCTTTTTTATTAATTGGTTTATAGGTTATGAATCTATCACTTGAATGCATATTCATAAATATTGTCTTATCCTTTAAGAATATAATCTCAATGTTTTTATATGTTGTATTTTTACTCATTTTATACCGCCTTTATAACCGCTCATATTTAACAACATACCACAAACCAAAGTGCATATAGTTAAATACATTAATGAAATTAAAATAGGTGTTTTGGCTACTGTAAAAAAGTATACCGCTTGTAATATATAACACCCCCATAAAATTACTATTAGATTTTGTATTGTTTTCATTTTATACCCCTTTAATAAATTAATGATTGATTATTGACAGATAAACAAAAACCCTCTTGAACCGCCTTTTTTAAAGCGTCCTGATATGTTACTGATTTTTTATTGCCTTTTTTAAACTTTAACCCAATAATACAATTATTGCCTTGTTTATCAGTTTCATCTATTCTAAGGTCGGTTTTATCCCCATCTAAAACAGAATAAATTTTATTATTGATTTTTATCTGTTTAGGCAATTTCTCAAAAACTATTGCAACGTTTAAACCTTTATTAAGTGCAATAATAGTATCTTTAAAGTCGGGGTTATGGTGTGAATAGGTCAACTGATAATTTTTAGGTGTTTTTCTGTTTATCAATTTGGAATAATCATAAAATTTAACATCAGGGAATAATTGAAAAATGTTTTTATTATCTTTGATTATATCCTTTTCAAACTGTATATCACTATAAGCATTCAAACGGAATGATGGTTTTAAACCTTTTTTATTACTTTGGATTATTGCCTTTTCTACTTCATATACCAATTGATTCAAAAATGACTGTTTATCTAAAAAATAAGATAAAGTTTTTTTAATCCGTGATTCCATAACGGCTCTGTAAATTTGTGCGTTTCCGTTATATCCGACACAATCAGAAGAGCAATTTGATTTTTTAGAATTGTTCTCATTTTTACTTAATCTGTTAGCCATTGCACACACATTAAAACCGCTAATATCACTATGAGCAAAATTAAGTGAATAAGTATTATAGTTTTCTTTTAAGTTTTTACTGATTTTAAAATTTGATTCTGGTTTACTTAATAACATATTACACCGCCTTTTCCATTAAACTTGTTTTGATTTCTTTTAACAATAACTGTTTATTAAAAGTCCTATTATTAGATATTGCACCGCCTAAATTTTTAGTCAATTTCTTTTCTAAGTAATAATTTAGAATTTTACAAGATAATTTTATCATTAAATTTCTCACTTTTTCCCCCTTAATTTTTGGTTTTCAACAATTACAGTAAGTATTGCAATAATAGGTATTAATAAACCTGCAACCCCTAAACATATAATCTGTATTAATATTAAATAATTGTCTATTGATTCCATTTTTTACCCCTTGTTAATTATTGTTAATGTTTCAACTAACAAATATTAATGGTTGTTAATGATACAAAGCAAGTAAAAAAATGAAAAAAGATGATTTCACGAGGAGAAAAAAGTTTTTTGTTGGAATTACGCTTTTTTTGGTGTTACATTTAAAAAATAGTTAAATTTAGGTAAATTTTACAGATTTGAGAGTTAAAGTAATACTTTAAGTCACAAAATTTACACATCATAAATTTGATGGGATGGTTGCATAATACAACCAAATATTTTAGGCTATTTTTTCAGGTGATTTTGAGGCAAAAAGTGAGGCGATTTTTGATATAATACTGAATTATAATTTACTATTATAATTTTGGGTTATAATTTTATAAATCGTGCTTATAATTTTGATTTATAATTTGCTTTTATAATTTTACTTCTTAATTTTAAAAAAACTTCTAAAGAAAATCTTCTTAACTTCTTACTTAATTCCTTTGAGAGAGTTGAAAAATGGATAAGGCTTCGCCAACCCCTCGCCTAAACGAAGGTTTGACCTTATCCTTAATTCCTCCGAGCCGAGCCGAAAAAATGGATACCCTGTTCATTTTACACTAATCAGAGCAGTAAACTATTTGTCAGATGTAAATCTCAAGCAACAGGCATTGGTTACTTAGGCTATGCCTTCTCCATATGTTGCGAACCCCTTGTAGTATGGAGTCTTAAATCCCTGTGCTACAAGTGTCGTATACCAATCCACAGGGCGAGTAATCTAAAACATCTCCAAATTCTATGCAAGAAATATCTACCAATTTAAAACTCCCCCCTTGCTCCCCCCTCTATAAACTAAAAAACTTTAACTTTTGTTGAAAAAAAGATTAGGAATTGAATAACAAGTGTTAATAAGTTATCACATCAGTTGAAATGATTGATGAGTGTTTTAATTGATTTAAGCGAGATAATTGAAAATATTAATAAGATAAAAAAGGAGAGTAACAATGGCTGAATTTGAGGTAACAATAAAAGCGATAATATCTGTGGATGACCCACAAGCATTAGATGGGCTAATTATAGCAAGGCTATGTGAAGATAAGGATGTTGAAATTGTCTCTACGGAAGATGATGATTTTAAGGTTGTAGAGTATCCCGATGATTGGCTTGGTTTTACTGAGGTAATGAGAGTAGAAAATGATGTGGATAACACAGGAGAAAAAAATGAATAAAGTTGAAACAGTAAAACAGATAATAGATGCAAGTGGCGGTCATATATGCTCTTGTATATTCATCAAATTAGATGGCTCGGTTAGGCGTATGGTATTTAAGAAATCTAACGCTGAACAGAAAAAGGTTGGCAATATGATTGTTAAGGAAATGAAAAAAGGTAAAAAGGATTGTTGGAAAACTATAAAATTATCCAATTTACAATCACTTAAAGTTAATGGTAAATCTTATAATTTTGGAGATAAGTAATGATGCCACTAACAATAAATAATGGTCTATGTGTAGTCTGTAATAATAAAAAATATAGACCTTATTCATCTACTTGTGCTGATTGCTATAAAACTGCCGACTATAAAACTATTAAAACTCTATCTGAAAAAGCATCTAAAAAAGCCAATGAAGAATTATTGAGGAGTAAATAATGGTAGAACAATACTATAAATTAATTGGCGATGAAACCAAGAAGATGGTTCAGAGTTTTGAATCAAGACCTAAAACTACTCAAGATGGTTATGGTGGTTATATGCAATTAATAACCATTCTAACGGATGAAAATATACCTATTGATATTGCGTGTCAATTATTGATTAAATGTGGCGGTAATAAGCAAGGAATCGCATTTGCTAAAAAAGTTATAAAGGGAGAATTATAAAATGGAACGTGCAATACTAAACATACTAACACAAAATGAAGAACTCTTGAGAGAGTTACAAAAAGAACAAAAGAAACAGGCTACAATATTGGATGAGGTTATGTCCACTACTCAAAGCCTAATGGATGATGTAAATTCAATAAGGGAGGAATTATAAAATGAATGCTGATTATAAACAAGGCTATGCAGATGGTGTATCAGATATACGCAACAAATTAATGATGCAAGTACACGATGTATTGGAACAGGAGAAAAGCCACCTTGAAACTAAAACTATGAATGAAACGGAGTGGGCTAATCTTAGTGGTTGGATTGAATGTTTAGAGATGTTTCAACACACGCTAACAGGAGAAAATAAATGAAGAAATACGACAATATACATAGAATAGGCAAGTGGGTTACCTATATATGTGAAGATGGCGATAAAGAGCATAGAGGCTATTTTGAACACGATGATTATGGTGAAGGTGGTGGTATATGGTTTTATGATTGGGAACTCGTGGATTATGATGGTGTGTACGAACTGCCTAAAGAGGTTGAAAAATCAATAAAGCATTTAGGCTTTTCATTGGGAGAGGAATAGTATGTCGTTTAATGTTAAAGAGTCCATCTTGGCGTATTGGGAAATGGCTAAATTCTTCGGATTTTGGGCGTTATTTATGGGGATAGTATATCTCCTAGCCAAATTAATAAAAGGAGTGTAAAATGAGTGATTATAATGGAGATTATCCACATTGGAAATATGACCAAACTAAAAAAGAGATTACTGTATATTTCTCTGAGCATAACTACGTCACTTACTATGATGAAGATGCTGAAGGTCTATATAAAGATTTAGAACTTGGTACTGATAAGCAAAGGCAATTCGCCTTAAATGAACTGTATTTAGACTACGAACATTCTGACCCATACCGAAGGAGTAATGACTTATTATAAATATGAGTGATAATTTTGTTTGGTATTTTGGAACTAATGTTTATAAATTAACCAACAAGGAATGAAAATAATAAACAACATATTAATATATGTAGGAATCGCATTAATCTCGTGGATTATATTTATGCTCTTTCTTTTTATAGGTATAGAAGCGATTGATTGTGTAACAGATAAATGGAGATACTATGGAAATTAAAAATAACTTAAAACAGTTGGTAGCCAAAACAGGAATGAAACATAGTTTCCTGTCAGATAAAGTAGGAGTTTCTGATACTGCTTTCTCATATTGGGTGAACAACCACCGACAGCCAAGTGGAATCTATGTAGCAAGACTATGTGAAGAACTTGGATGTACTGCACAAGAAATTTATAGTGTACAGGAAGGGCAATAATGGAAATTAAAGACTTAGCAAGTAAATATAATCTTGACCCAAAGAATGACTTTTGGAAGCATAAGCAGAGCGGTAAGTGGATTATAACTCACGATGCCTGTGAGAAGATTGCATCAATGGAAGACATAGTGCTTAAAAATTGGGATACGCTTAATAGTGAGAGAGATTTTTGTAGATTCTTAATTACTATGGCTAAAGGGGATAAGGAAATTGCATCAATAGGTGAAGCAAGTAAAGAAAATTGTCAATCCAAATACTATGGCTCTATGGCTGAAAAGCGTGGAGTTGATAGATGTATCCTAAAACTTATAAATGCCTACGAATATGGCATATATTCGGACTCAGAAGCAGATACCTTCAAGAAACCTGCTGAGCCTAAAAAGGATATTGGCAAGGTGGAATTTAAGCCTATGTCCAACAAGCAAATGAACTTGATTATGCAACTTGAACTACAAGCCAATGTAAAAAATCACATTGAGTTTGTTGGTCTAAGCAAAAAACAAGCAAGTGACTATATAGATAAGTTAGATAACATAATAAAGGAGCAATAAAATGGGTAAAATAATAAACCTAAAGATAGACGTAACTAAGTTAGATAAAGATAAGTTTTTTGTTGGTAAAAAAGGAACTTATACTAATATAACTGTTGCTGAAAATATGGATGGTGAGAGTGAATATGGTGACACTCATTATGTTTATGAGCAACAGTCTAAAGAGGAACGTGAAGCCAAAACCCCTAAGAACTATTTAGGTAATGGCAAAGAGTTTGTTTTTGGTGGTGGTGAAACTATGACTGCTTCAACAACAGATGATGACCTTCCATTTTAATGGCTAAAGGTTCGCAAGAGGGAGGTAACTCTAAGGTTATCTCCCAACGCTTTAATGAACGCCAAACCAAAGGTGGCAGGATTTGTCTTAAATGTAATAAAGATGTCAGCCTTGATGAATATGGGGCGAATAAGTCTTGGTGCTTACCTTGTGTTAGAGTTTACCAAACTAATTTAAGAAAAAAGAAAAGGGCAAAATTATGGTAGAAGGGGTAACTATGGGAAAATTTGATGATTTTTGGGCTATATACCCACGAAAAAAGGAGAAAAAACGAGCAAGGGTATCTTTCAACAGGCTACCTAAAAAAACTCAATCAGAGTGTATTGAAGGGGTTAAGAATTACATTAAACAGATTGAGGTTCAGGGAACAGAACCACAGTTTATAAAACACCCCTCAACTTTTATAAATGGCGAGAATTGGGAAGATGACTTTGAGATTGAGGTTGTTAATCAAAAGAAAATTCTTGCTACTGATTATAAATCAGACTCAACAGGCAATGCGAGAATTGGCTATTGTTCTTCCTGTGGGAAAAGTGATTTCTATGATAAATTTCAAATACACCAAGAGCAAAGCGTGTGCTGTGGTAAAGATTTAACACCGACTAGAAATGCTATTTAATATTCATAAAGGGATAGTAGTATGGATGAAGAATATCAAAAAGAGGAAGCAATGAAGGATTTGTGGAACAAAGAGCAAAGAATAAGAGAGCTTGAAAAAGAACTCTCAGATGCTATTGATTTGCTCATTAATGCTCAGAATAAAATCAAGGTGGCTTTAGAGGGATTGAGTCATATTGATAATCCTATTGCAAGAGAAACAGAAAGAGAAATTTTTGAGGCATAGTTAGGGTTTTACCTTTCATCCCTACGGACAGGTTTTATTCAGCCTGTCCACCTATGCCCACCCCATTATCCAATAGAGCCACAGGCAAGTGATTTTCAGTTGCTGACCACGAATTAGCAACCCTGTGGCTATGGGTATCAAGGAGAAAGAATGAAGATATTAGAGATGTTTGACAATGAGGGTAACTCTATTGCAAGAAGTGACTATGGGCGTATAACTGAATATACAGATGCTTGTGGCAAGAAGTGGTACAGGCAGGGGGATATTATACATTGCCCAAGTATTGTCAAGACAATGAATATTAAGGATTAAGAATGAATTATAAATTAGTAGCAGGATTATGGTTAGTATTCGCAATATCAATTATATATTGGGATATAAGCAGGAATAAAGATTATATGCTTTTAAGCGACTGCCATAATGCAAAAATTAAAGTCTATCACGATAGACCTATGTGTACTGAATGTAAATTATATTGTGAGGTAAAATGAAGTCTGAAATAAGTAACTATTTACAGGGATTACCGATGCCATCAAAATCAGAACCTTGTAATCTAAAATATTGTTTGGAATGTAAAACTGTATGGGAGAAATATTGGCATATGGGTAAGGGAATGCAATGCAGAAAGCATTTAGATATGCCAAGTTATAAATTAGACCGAGAATTTTGTTTTGATTGCAATAAACAGCAGAAAGGAGTCAAATGGGAACAGCAAGTCAAAGAGCAAGAGATAGCATAATGGCTATGTACAGGAGTCAATTAAAAAAGTTTAGGGAATTGTCAGTATATGACGATGATGGGAACTTTCTATTTGGCAAAAATACTGAATTTGGGACTAAGGTAACAGAGCAACTAATAGAGATAACTCAAAAGAGATTGCTTGAATTAGTTAGTGAGAACCTAAATAAAAAAGGGATTGGCTCTATTGAGAATTACACCAACGGTCAAGCAAACAAGGAAGTGTGAATTATGTGGCGTTAGAAAAGTAAACGCCATTTTTTATTTATTGAAGCCACACCCTGCAATTATAAAACTACTTGCTAATCCTGAGAATAGAACAGTATGTAAGGTGTGTGCAATGAGGGAAACATTTGGAAGTAAGTATAAACAAAGCAAAAGATATAAGGAGTGGGAAGATGACCAATAAAAGTAAAATAAAGGGGAATAACTATGAAAGATGGATTGTTAATTTTTTTGAGGCTATTGGCTTATCTTGTAGGCGTGCTTGGGGGAGTGATGGTCGTTCTATGGGTCTTACTGAAGGAGTTGATGGGACTCTTAATGACGAGTATAAGTGGCAGGCTAAATGCAAAGCCCAAATATCGCCATTTTATATTCCGAATGAAGAAGTGGATTTCCAAATCTTTAAGGGAAATAGAACAGGAAGTTATGCGACAATGACAGTACAGAAGTTAGGTGAGATGATTACTCGGAATAACGAATTATATTCGCACAACGAAGCCCTTGAAATAGAGAACAAAGAGTTGAAAGATAGGCTGTTTAGTGAGCTTAAATAAGGAATTTATAAATTTCGTTAAAACTTTTGGTTGTAGCGTATGTGGGAGTTCACCTGTGGATGCCCACCACTTGGACACGATAGGTATGGGGGGTAACAGAAAGAAGGATTGCGTGGAGGATTTTTCTTGTGTCCCCCTTTGCCGACAGCATCATCAAGAGTGGCATCAGATTGGTGATACGGATTTCTCACGCTTAAACCACGTTAATCTTTGGAAAGTTTCATACCAAATGAATAAAGGGTTTAGACGAGAAAACCCCTTTTAGTCCTAGATTTTTAAGAAAAGATTTGGAAACTCAGCACAACGTAAGTTAATATTACATATACAATAATTTATAAATATTAACAGGGAGTTAAGGATGGAAAAAGAAGCAATGAAATCAAAAGATATGGATTCCAAGCAACTTGAGGGTGTGTTTGACAATTTTTATAATATGGAAAATTGTGGGCTTAGAGCTGAGCATTGCGAATGGAAAGAAGAGAACAGAGATATTATTTCACATTCAATAACAAATTATTATGAAACCTTCATATGTATAAACCCAAGTATAACTGATGGCAAAGAGATGTTTGAGCATTGGGCATATGAATTTTTTAGGAGTAGATGGGTTTTTAAAATGAAAAACAATAATTACAAAGAATTTCCTGTGGAGATGTTATAAAATGGAAGAGAGTAGATTCGTAAATTTTTTATCAAAGTTAAAATTAAACTATAAGTTTCAGAGAAATAAGACAGTTGAAATAGATTTAAGGGGAGAGTTAAATCCTAATCAATGGCTTGAGTATTATTTCTTTGATAAGAAATTTTGGCTTGGCTTTGAAGATTTTTATAAAGAATATATATCAGAGGTTCATACCTATTTACAGGAACACTACAAGGAGCATTATTCTCATATAGAGTGGAATGATTTTTTATATGGCGTTGAGGCACGATTATACAGAACCCAAGTTTCAATACTTACTGAATACCAAGCCTACTTTAAGTGCCAAAAGATTTTTGGAGAATCCAATGTAATGCGTGATAAGTTTTTGGACAATAAGGGTGTTGATATTAGAATAGACTACAATAACCAATATTATAACTTACACATATTTTCAGATACAGATAGGGCTTGGCGATATAGGAACTTTAAATCCAAGAATAAAAAGGCGAACAAATTAAAAGGTGTACATATAAATCTGCCTTATGACATAACTGCCAGAAATTTTACTACAAATAAATTAAAGAATGGGGTTGTGGTTTATACAGATGAATATATTGAATACCTTAAAGAAAAAATTGATTGTGGTATAATAGTGCCTGACGAACACAACAGGACATATAGTCCTAAAGTCAGCAAATGCCCAAACTTTAACGACCACGAGGGTCTTGAACAGGATACCCTAATTGTGCAAAATGAATTATTATCTTATCAAGGTAATCAGAGAAATCAGCAACAGATAAATCCTTAGTAGATTCAATTTCAAATAACTGTTTAGTGGTTTTGTGCATTTCGTCTTCTGTGTAGCCAAGTTCATTAGCAATCTCTCTTATAATAGCCCTATAGTATGCGTTTTGCTTAGGAGAATGGGTTTTTTCGGCTTCTTTTACTTCAAGCCATACTTCACCCTCATATTGGGATAAGCTGCGTTTAAACCCCTCCCTATCATAGAGTTTTAACTTGCCATTTTCTACTTTGCCTGTAAACCTCAAATGGTTATGCTCTACTGAACAATATATTGGACAGGAGTATCCTCCCATTGGATGTTCATCCAAATGTTCTCCCCACCATCCGAAAAATACGAAAACGAACCCGAATAACACGTCCCCATTACCAACTCTCCCTTATCTTTAATTTAACATTATAAACATTGTTTGCTACTTGTTCGTACTGTAGTGAGTTCATATCAAATCTTGCTATTGCAAATTGGTCAGGATTATTATTGTTATTGTCAGGCTGAAATATGAATGGTAAATGTCCACCCATAGTTTTATTCCATACAACTGAAAAGAAATCACTTCCACTTAAAACATTAGTATCAAATAAATCCTCATTGGTGTTTATATCTACAACATCTGTAGTAGGATTTACTAATGCCCCTTCTACACCTGTATAATAACCATCTGATGTAATATTTTCATAACCTGTACTTGCATTTATTGGGAATACGTCTGTATCTGATAGATAACTAAATGATAAGTCCCAACTTCTTCTTCCATTACGAAGATTTGATGCTTCCCCTAATTGCCAAGCTCCCATATCTCCCCAATCAGCAGGTTTAGTATAAGAAGCATTACTGAGCGTAGCACCTCCCTTACTTTGGATGGTCTTAACTCCATCCATTTCTATTGTCATCTTTAAATTTAAGTCAGGAGAATGTGGCATATCGTAATATTCACCAAAGCAAAATGAGCCAAACTTTAGTATATCATCGGCACTTTGTTGACCTCTATTTAAAGCATATATGCCTGTTATTATGTCTTGGGTTGTATTGGCTGTAGTGCCATCTGCTTCACATAAACTAAATCCACTTAAAGTTGGTTGCATCAAATTGCCTGCAATATCACAATTTACTATTGGATTTGTTAAATTTAATTTTGGAAAACCTGCAGCAGCAGCTAATCTAAATGCTGTTCCTATTCTGTATCCATTATAATCACCTAAATTATGACCCAAAACTCCTGACCAATTAACGTCTTCCATATCTAAGACTGAGCCATTTGGAGTTTTAAACATTATCCCACATTCGCCTCCATCTCCAATTCCATCTTCTGTGGCGTACCAATGTCTTTGCTGTGTTGGGTTTAACATCCCTATGTGTGTATATAAACCCTTACCATCCTGTGTAATCCTTACAGGTTCATAACTTTGAATTATGCCTTGACTCAACAAATAGCTTGTCCAATCCACATAAAATCTTGGTGTGCCTACGTTCTGATAAGCCATTAATAGCCTCCTCCACCACCTGAACTACTTGTAGTAGATGTGGCTCGTCTAATTTGTGAAATTTGTTGTCTCGTTGCTACCCTTCTACCTTCAGGTTGGTATATTTGAACTGAATCTTCAGTATGTACTCCACCTGTCATAACAACCCCATCTGCATGAATATGTATTAACTCATTAGCAGGTACAGGGCTACCATCTTTATACTGGTATTGACCCTCTGATTGTGTTTTAATATTGTTATTTACCACAATGCTATGCTTGTTAAATCTTTGCCTTGAACCTACTAAATAAGTTCCATTTCTTGTACCCCATAGTGACCCATCATCTTCCCATTTTTCACTATCTAATTCCCAATAGTCAACACCCTGAAGAGAAACTCGTTCTCTTTCTAAGGCATTCCCTTGTACTGACTTACAAGATATAACTCTCAGCTCTCCAACATAATTAAATAATTCTTGTGGCATATCTGTACCATCAAGCATTATCCCTACAATCTTAGTTTTATTTGCAGATAAGAAAAGATTATCAGGGCTATTGGTAATTGTAATTGTACCTCTGTATCTCATCTCAAAGCCTTTAGAAGAACCATCAAATAAAACTTCACCATTTCCATAAGTAATCATTAGTTCTCCATAATTACATTTACAAGGGTAACAATATCTAATACATTAATAGCTCCATCCTGAGTTATATCTGCTTGATGTAATTGTTCCTCAAATAGAGCAGGTGCAGACCCTTCTTGGTCAGCTAATATATAGTTCACCACTCTAACGACATCAAGTATATCAACCACTCCATCTAAGTTTATATCTCCTGATGGTATTAAGTCAAAATTCCCATATTCTACCTGAGGCAATTCAATTCTTACATGCCACTTTACATATTCATATAACCCATAATCAGACCAAACAAAAGCCATCACAGTTGAAGTAAGATAACGAGGCACGCCTTCCTCTAAAAGGTGTAGATAATTCCCTGACTGCCAACTGCTGAGTGCTATACTAATAGGGTCGTGTTGATAAGGTTGGTGACCTTGCCCTTCAAGCAACAATTGGTTAATCATACCTGCAGCAACAAGAACAACAGAATTAGTTAAGTCTTCGCCATTATCATTATCTACAGCACTATATTGTATTTCCTGAAATTCGCTTGTATTATATACATATTTTTCCCAATAATTAGCATCCATATTATCTGCTAGCTTAATATAATGTTCAAACTGAATACCTGCCTCTGCAAGTATTTCACTATACCATACATCCCCTCCTAAATCTGCCCCTGCCATTGGAGTTACAGTAACAGTAGGTAATTGACGTTCTCTAATATTAATATTGTAATTAAAGATTTGAATGGATTGTAGACCTGTTGTAGGGCTTGTAATACTATATGTTACTGCAATTTGATTTGTATCAGTATCAACTTCACCTACAAAATGTGATTGTCCTCCTGTAAAAGTTTGCCCCATTGATTCAACTACAAGTAAATCGGTTATATCTGTGCCTGCTTGGTCACCATCAATAACAGTTGCTTGATGAGTGTGTAGGTCATAAGTAAATTCCTCTGTATCTATATCTGTTGTAATAGGTGCATCTATTATTATATTAGGTGGAGTAATAACAATTTCAGTTGCAAGGTCTTCGGGAATAACAAGAGGCTCAGAATCAGAGAAGTAGAAGGTACCATTTACACCCTCTCCATAATAACTTGCCCCACCAACTACACCATTATCATAAGGTAGACCATTGAACCATTTGTAACTCAAAACACTCGCTGCATAAGAAGCATCAGTACCATGCAAACTTGGCACTAAATGATGTAATTGCATACACTCAATAGATACTGAATCTAAATTCTTTGTAGTAGAAGTAATTATAAATAAGGGATAGAGCCATTGATAATCTAAGTTAGCTCCATATCCTTGTAATGTAATTGTCCTATAATCAATCCCATAAGCCTTTACACCTTGAAATAACTCTCTGAATTTAACTAAATCCCCAATCTCTAAATCAATATACTTTAAAGGCAGTCTAAGATTGAATGTTAAATGGTCATTTCTATATTGCTCATATAAAAATTCAGCTAATTTATCAGCAGTTGCTCCATCGTCAGCATTATGCCTTATATAGTCTGATTCAAACTCTAAATGAGCATCTTCTGACTTTTCAATCCCATAGTGTGGGTCAGCCCCTATACCTGTAGTATCATAAACATTACCCCGATTTACTGTTTTTAAATATGAATCTTGTGCATAATCCTTATTGTAAGATACAGTTACCTTCTTATAGATTTGTTCAGGCTTAG